CCTGTCCCGCCGCCCGGCTCCACGGGGTTCGCGGGTTCCTCCGTCTCCTCCGGCGGCGCTTCCTCGGCCTCCTCAGTCGGTCCCTCGCCGCCGCCCAGGGCACCGCCAGCGCCGCCCGGATTCTGCGTCCTGCTGTCCACCCAGCCCGTCGTCGGGATGGTGATGTCCTTTTGGGCCGTGGCACCGATAATGAGCTGTTCCACCGCCTTGTAGGTCATAACTGCATCCGGGTCGATGGTGGCCGTCACCCGGTCGATTTCATCCACCGCCGCAATCAGGTCAAATGTTGCCAGCTTTCCGACTGCTGCGCTTTTGGGCCTGATGCGCTCCGGCTCGTCCTCCAACACCAAATAGGTGTAGGGCACCTCCCCCAAATCCGGGTCGGCGGCATAGAGCAGAACACCCGTGGCATGGAAGCCCGTCTCCACGTCGTTGCTGTTGATCTGTACCGATACCTGGCACTCTCCGTCCACCGGATTCCCGACTGCTGCGATTTTCGCGTCCATGACATAACCCGCAGGCTCCGTCATGGTTTTGGGGGACATCCCCTCCGGGATTGCCCCCTTGCCGACTGCTGCCCGCGTGTAGTGCATCTGGCACCGTCCCGCGAGCACTTTCGCAATCAGGGCAATGCCCGCCTTGCTGCTGTAACTGCCGTCCTCAAATCTTGGCATTTACCGTTCCTCCTCTGTTTTGATTAGTTTGGATTTGATGCGCGTTTGGAAGAACACCCCCCTCCCGCCAGTTTTAAGGCCCGTAGAGGCCCGCTTTACCTCCGGCGGCTCTCCGGTCGAGGTAGACGATACGGTGCCTCTGTAGCCTACAGGAAGCGGGGAGAGCGCCATTCTTGGTTCTGTGTGCGGTTCGAGGCTGGTTTCCGATGCTACGCCTCCTCCGTGGCCTATGCGGAGTGGTGCGGAAACAGCTCGCGGCTCCGTGTGTGGCTCTGCACTGATTCCCGCCGTGGTACTCCCGCCGTGGCCCACTTGAATCGTGGCCGAAGCTGTCCGGGGCTGCGTGTGTGGGTCGCCTCTGATGAACGGCGCTACCGCGCCCCCGTGGGAGATGTGCAGCGTAAGCATGGAGTTACGCGGCTCCGCCACGAATTGCGGCTCCTGCTGCGCTCCTATCGCGCCCCCGAAGCCAATAGAAAGAGCCTGCCGGAACACTCTCCTCTTGCGGAGCTGTATCCGCAGCGCAAGGTGCGCCGGGATACGCCGCAGAAGTGTTTCAAGCAGGCTGCCCTCCCCAAGGACTTCCCCCTCAATGGTGATGTAGATAACGCCTTTCGCAAATCCAACCGTGACTGCCTGCGGCGTGTACTGCGCAATGATAGCCCGTATCTCCGGCTCCCCGATATGGCCGTTTCCGCAGACCAACCCCATAATCACGCTTTTCCTCTGGTCGAGCGTCATAGAGCTGTCTCGGGTGATCTCCAACATGGCCTCCCACTGGCTGACCGTCTCCGCGTCCGCCAGCAGAATGAAGTTGTTGTTTATCACCCTCTCCGTCGCCTCGAAAATACCGTCCCCGAGCCGTCCTTGCGCCTTGAGGATTTCCCGCATCTCGTAAACGTCAAGGTAGAACAAAGGCATACACGCGCAAAGCTCTTTGAATCGGTTCTCGTATGGCGGGTTAATGTACGACATCGACAATCACCTCACCAAGAACCGGAACTTCCGTGTTCCGCAGGGCAATGTTCTCCGCCCTGCCGTTCATCGTAAGATCGCTGTAGTCCACAAGCTGCCGCGTGAGGTCGGACAGGATGCCGCCCACCGCGCTCAACCGCACCGTGACCGTCTCCCCGTCCTCCGCCTCCATCACCAGCCTTTGCAGGTAGCGTGTCACCGCCTCCTCAACGGCCTCCCGCACCTCCTCCTCTGTCCGGCCCTTGCGGAGTTCCGCATTGAACGCAAGCCGCACCTCAACCGCCTCCGCCGCCATTGCCGTGAAGTGCGCCCCGATGTTCGCCTTGCCGTTCCCGAGGCCGTCCCCGGCAACATAGGTCTTTCCGTCGATCTCCACCGTCATTCCGAGGCCGTCCGGGTCGATGTACTGCTGCACCGCCTCCCTCACGCTCTCCGGCACAGGAAGCCCCAGCGGGCTTATCAGCACCGCCCTCACCGTGTTCTCCCCGTTCCACAACGGCTCAATCCGGGCGCAGCCCACCCCGTCCACGCTCTCGCACCACGTCTTGTAGTGCTGCCTGTTTCCGTTTCTGGCCGGGCCGGAGATGTATTCCAGCGTCCGCTCCCGCAGACTGTCGTCGCTCTCCGCGTCCGTCCCGTACTCATAGACCTTTCCGAAGTTTGCCGAGGTCAATCCAACAACCGTATCAACCGGGACGGCAATGTCGCCGTCTTGGATATAGTTGCAGGCCAGCCCCGGCTCCTCCGCCTCAAGGTAAAGCTGGCCCCCCTCCGCCTCCCGGAGCAAAAAGTAGTGCCCGCTGTCGTTGTGGAAAAACCTCCATCCGACTGGCGGGCGTGTGCCTGTGTATTCAAAAAAGTATCTGGCCGGGGTCGCCGCTCTCCTCTTGATGCCGTACTCGCTGGCCCGCAGGTCGAGGTAGTCGTCGCTGGCCGTGGTAATGAACGTAATGCGCAGGACGCTCTCAAGGTCTGTGTAGTATTTGGCAATCAGGTTCACGATGGCCGACGTGGAATCGAAAAAGATGCTCCCTTTCCGGGTGTCGATGCCGGGCGGGGCCGCAGCCAAAACCTCCTCCATCAGCGCCTCGTAAGTTCGTGCTTCAAACATCAAATCACCTCCTCAATCCTGATTTTGCCGAAAATAGTGTCCGCGTCAAAGGAAATAAAAGCCTCGTCACCCTTGAACTCAAACGCAAAATTGCTCACCCCCGTTACCCGCGTATCCGGGCGCAGCGCGTCCCGCACGAAGCCCGGCACCACCGTCTCCGTATATTCCGGTGTCGCGTCCTTTTGGGTGATGGCCTCCTTAATCTCGCTCCCATACTGGTTGTCGTAGATAAGGCACTTGAATCGCGGCGTGATGATCGCCTTTCGGATGGCCTGCCGCACGGCCTCCTGCCCGTCCACCATTCCAACGATGCGCCCCTTGTCAAGGTCGAGCCTGTACGTCAAGCTGGGAAGCTCTGCCGCCTCCTGCACCGTCTCCACAGGGATAGGGATATACACTCTCTCCGCCATGCTCAAATCCTCGACAAATCAGGGTCGCAAACCCTGTCCAGAATGTAATACACCTTGCCGCTGTTGAGCGCAAGGACGTGTACCTTGTCCCCCTTTTTGAGGGCATTGTGGACTTTTATAACCCCCTTGTAGAGGTTGAAGTCCTCCCCGTGGTGGACGTGCGTTCCTCCGATGGGGTCTGCGTGGGAGCCGTCGTTTTTCGTCCAGCTATCCAGCGTCCCGTCCATCTTCCTGTAGGTGGCCTTTGTGGTGTAGTCCGTCAAGTGCCAAGGGACAACGGCGACGCGCTCGTTGATTATGAGCTTGTCGTCCCCGTCCATCTGGATTTTCAGCGGGCTTTCGGAAATGACCGTCCCCTGCATGATCTCCGGGCCGCCCGGCACCATCCCTTGAAATAGCTGCTTTAGGCTTGTCTGGCCGCCGCTGCTGTTGGTTTCTGCCATATCCCTGCCTCCTTTCCATCATACTGCCGCATAGGATAATTGCAGCGACATCGTGTGCAGGTTGTCTTTGAATGTGTGGGTGTCTGAATCTACATACAGCGTCCGGCTGATGGCGATATGGGGGATAATGACAAAAACCCCCACCCCGGAAATCACGTCCGGGATGCCGATTAGGTCGTTGAGATTCAGCGTCCGGCTGGCCTGCTTCTTTTCCGCCAGCATAGAATCGGCAAGGGCCTTGAGCTGCGCACTGTTGAGCGTTTCGTCCGGTGTCTCCACCTCCTGCATAATGCCAATTTTGGCCTCAAGGCCGGGGTCGCTGGCCTCCGCCAGCACCGTCCCCGGCCAGGGGCTGGGCTATGAGAGCGCCTGGACCGTGCCGGCGCTGGAGCCGGTGCTGGCCT